AGTTCTTCCAGTTGTTCACTGCTAATAAGGGCAAACATAGTATCAGCAGTAGCAGGGAGTCCAAAGGACTCACTAGTGTCAGTAAGGTCAGGGTCAGAGCTAGTAGAACCACTCCGAGTAGTCTGAGTGGCTGACACGAAAGGTACATTGAATTCTGCGGCGAGCCCTCTAATCTCTTCCGCAATTCCTTTGATGTAAGTATAAGTATTAACGTTACTTCCTGCTCTATACCGAGAGGAAGCACAAATATTAAGGTAATCAACGAAGACAATATCAGGATAAAATGATTTTTTAAGTGCCAAATCGTTAATAAGACTTCTAAAATGACCTGCATGGGCGGATGCAGTAGGATATTCTTTAATTATAAGTTTTCCATTAGTTTTTTGTTGTAAACTATTAACTTTATTTTGAAACTTTGACTTAGGGAGTTTTTTAAGTTCTTTAATGTCAACATTCATTAGATTTGCGTCTATTCTCTGAGCAATCTTTTTTTCTGCCATCTCCATTGTAATGTAGAGAACGTTTTTCCCTGAGAGCAAGACGGAGCTAGCCACACAGCACATGAATAGAGACTTGCCGACACCAGTACCAGCAAGCGCGATATTAAGAGTTTTACGAGCAAAACCCCCGTCATAAATTTTGTCAAGAAGTTCAATACCAGTTGAAATCCTCTCTTCCTTAGTGTTGTAAAATTCATATCTTTCTTCGGTATCTTCTAAGTAATCGTGACCAATACTAGAGTCAAAACTAACTGCTAGTGCGTCTTGTATTTTTGAAGGAATTGATCCTCTATCTTTATTGGAATCATAAAGATTAACTGCCTCCATGATTGAGTTAAAAAGAGCACGGTCTTTGCACCATTGCTCAGTGGTGTTTATCAACCATTCGAAATTAACATCAACTTCTTCAAAAGAGTTGATTAAGTAGTTAACTGATTTAAACTCATCTTCATTTAAATCATCACGATTTTGTGTTTCAATAGAAAGTATTTCTTTTGTTGGGTGTTTATGATATTCATCAACAAATGCTTTGAGAACTGAGAAAAGAATTTTTTGTTCTTTGTCCTCAAAGTATTCTTCTTCAATAAAAGGAAGAACTTTTTTTAAATATTCTTCATTAAATATAAGGTTCCTGAGAATCAGGTATTCAAGTTTTTCCATCAATAATAATGTAAGTAGGTTGACAAAATGTATTTTTTACCTGTTCTTACAGGTGTCCCCTTATGTGGATACTGCCAAGTAGGTGGAAATATAATTACTGATCCCGTTTTAGGAGTAACTATCAAATCATGATCCGGAAAAATAGTTTCTCCTCCGGTAAAGTCATCATTTAAATAATAGAGAAACGCAAGCATTCTAACAGACGAATCTTGATCTGTCACATCAACATGAAGATCAAATCGGTCTCTCTTTGCAGAATCATAGCACTTTATACGAAATTCTTCAAGGCATATGTCTTCAGGAAAAAATGCAGAGAACTTTTCAAACTTTTCCTCATACTGCTCTAAATGACTTACAATGCTATTAGTAATAGGTTCAACCAAATCTGGAAGATGTTGACTAACATTTAACTGCGTAAAGTTAGGAGCACCACCTTGCTCTATTCTTTCCTTTCCACGATTACCATCGAAAAGGTTTCTTATTTGCTGACAAGAATTTTCAGAAAAAGCATCATCTATCTGTAAAATAAAATCTTTACTGTCCATACTTAAACTCACCTTGAGCAATCACATCAAGTTGCTCTAAAATTTCAGGAGTAAAATACTTTTCGGGTTCTTTATATACTGCTTTGGCATAAACTTTCTTACCATCTATCTCATATCGACCAGCAACGTTTTTCCACATTCCGCCAATCTCACCGAGTTCAAGAAGACCGTAATATCGATCAAGACCACGCTCATCATAATACAAACGTATTTCCACATCTTTGTTCTCCTTACTTAGACGCGACTTATTAGTCTTTGCCTTGATAACATTTCCGATGACTTCTGTTCCATCTTTTTCTTTTTTCTTGCTGAGATGAATGATTGTAGAGGATGCATACTTGAGTCCACTACCTCCACCCATTTCTTTTGTAGGGACATAAGAACCGATAACGTCATAGGTGTGATTGGTTACGATCATGGGGATTTTTGCTTGTCCCAACTTCAAAGTCAACATTCGGAATGCACCCTTGACCAGTTGGGATTTGGTCATGTCACGAACCTGTTTGTCGTTGAGTGCGTCAGTGATCTCTTTCTCCGTTGAGAGCATACCAAGAGAGTCTAAGACCATCATGCAAGGAGTGCGATCTTCTTCAGGTTTTTTTAAATACATGTCCACCATCTTGAGTGCCTTTCCACGGAACTCCTCAATGGTCACTACGGGAACAACAACAGTTCGGTTTAGATCAACTCCACGACTCTCTAAGAGTGACTTAGTGATAGCTGCCTCAGAATCAAAATACAGGCAATATCCATCAGGATTAGTGTCCAGAAAATTCTTAACCACTGCGAGGCTAAAAAAAGTTTTTCCAGTAGAAGACTCGCCAGCAATGGCAGTGATTTTGTTGCCAGAAACCCCACCAAAAATACTCCCCGAAACAAGGGCATTAAAAATGTAAGAACCTGTGTCAACAAATGTTTCAGTTTCATCAATCTCAGCAGCTAACTTAGTGTGCTCATCACCAACTTCTTTAATAATATCTTTAAGAAAATCCATAATTACTCCTTGTTTAACACGTTCATTTTATAAGACCATATTTTTGACCATAGACTCCAATGATCTCCTTTATGTTTCTCAAGTAACTTAAGAATAACATCAAATTCTTGTTTGTCTATGGGTAATTCTATCATGCAAAAAAATCCATCAGTGACGCAGTTTTTTCAGATTCCCATCCAATTGCATTTAAAATAATCTTGAGAGGATCAAGAAATCCTTTAGTAAATTGAATGTCATAATCAACGTAATTATTCAACCCAAGTTCTTTAGGAAAATCTTGAATAAATGTAATTACATTCTCATGTATAGGGTTTGGCATTTTCAAATAACAATATTTGACCTTTTCCCCATTTTGAATCAGTGAATATTTATGAGTCAGATTTTTCTTTTTAATATGATGATTAAAGAGAAGTGCTCCTCTTACATGAATCGGACACCCCTTTCCCGTTCCCTTAAGATAAATCGTAGATGACGATCTCCATTTTACCACATCTGATACGGATCTAGGGAAAGAAATTTCTTCTACTGAACATTTGTTAAATCGTTCACGACATTCTTCAATGTATTGAATAACTTCATCGTTCGTTCCTTCCAACAGAATCTTATAGGCACTTTTCAACATTTCACGACAAATACCTGGAGTTGATGATTTGACAGATTCCATGCCCTTAACCTTCAACTTATATCCACTATTGAGATAACTAGTACCTTCACTATTCCAGACACTGAGAATATATCTTTTCTTTGCAGTCCAGATTCCACGTTCAGCAATACACTCTCGTTTCATGACCATCTTCTGATCATAGGCATTTACGTAATCTGCCAACTCAGTATAAGATTTTTCAATATAATCTTCAAACTGTGTTTTACATGCTTTGTCAATGAAGTTGACAACCTTTTCAATATTTCTTTCTTTGCCTTTAAAAACTTTATCGACCAAAGGACCCAAAGTAATATAAAGAGAATCCGTATCAGAAGCAATCACATAATCAGTATCACCAGATTTTAGAATCTGATTCAGATATCGATTGACTGAATTCATGATCCACTGAATAGAAACCTTACCAGAAAGAGTAACTGCTTCAGCATTTTCAATCTTGTAATACCTAAAGTACTGATTACCAACAGCACCATAAGCAGAGTTAAGTTGAATCTTACGTGCCATCTGGAAGTTATTCCACTTAGCAATCTCTTTCAATAACTCGGGGTTTTTGGTATCGACATACTCTTGCTCAACTTGGAGCATTTTTTTCTTATATCCTTTTCTTTCATTGTATATCTTTTCCATCAATTCAGGAAGAAATCCATGAATATCTTTGCGGAACATAGCACCGTTAGCACACACAGCATAATCTGAATATTCGCTAAGGTCCAAACTTTTATTCA